CCGCTTGCCTTGCACCAGCGTTGCCGGCCGCGTGCAGTAGGACAGCGAGTTCGCCTGCACTTCCAGATTGACGCCCTTGTCGTTGGGCATCGGGAACTGCTTGGCGTAGCGCGGCAGCCCCGGCGTATTGACGGTCTCGACGTAGTCCGCCGGCGCGTTGACCGTGCGCCACAGGCCGGCCGAGCCGTAGGGGAAGAAGTGGGCTTTGTCCGCCGTCATGAACGGCGTCGCGCCGACCGATCCCCGGTAGTTCTCGAACGTGATGCCGCCGAAATTGAAGATCTCGTAGGCGACGCCCAGGCGCAACTGCGACGCCTCGACCTGGCTGAGATAGGTCGCGCGCACCTCCGCGTTTTTGATGAGGTCGTCCCAGAAGGCGTCGCTGCAGAACGCGTAAACCCCGCCGTACGGGACTCCGCCCATCGCGTTGGCGATGGTGCGCACGACGTCGGTGCAGAGCTTGCGCACCGTGCCGTTCGCGGAGACCGTGAGATCGAAGGCGACCTCGGTCGGCTGCGTGACGCCGAACTCCGTGAACAGGTTGTAGAGCGTCGAGCCGTCGCCGTTGAGGATGATGCCCTTGACGGCGCCCACGCGCTGGTATTCGAGCGTCGGATCGATCTTCAACTGCACGTGGCCCTGCATGCGCGCGGCCACCATGCCCTGCACCGTCTGCACCTGGTTCGCCTGGCCGAACGCCCGCACACCCTGGACCTCGTCGGCGTAGATGCCGTCGTCGACCTGGTAGTGCGGCACGTTGAGGTTGCGCATCTTGCGCTTGTCTTTCGCCACCGCCGTGCCCGGGCCGCCACGCGAGGAGGGATTGATGAGCTGCAGAGTGCCGCTGACCTCCTCGATCCCGATGACGGTGGTGGTGACGCCCTCTTCGCCCCAGTCGATGACCTTGCCGGCTCGGCCGGGAATGTAGGGCATTTTGTTGACGGCGTCGGTGAGCGAGAGAACCCCGAACGCGTCCTGTTTGAATACATCGAGGACTGTGTCTGCCATGATCAATACTCCTGTCTAAGTGAATTGAGGGTGGACTGCGGGGTGGACTGCGCCCGGTTGTGTTCGCGCGTTAGCGGACGAGGATTCCGGCCGCGGCGAGCTGCGCGACGGCAATGGACTTTTCCGCCGCCGTGATGCCGCCCGGATAGGTCAGCTCCGCGCCGTTGACTTCCGCTTGCCGCGCGAGCACGGCGCAGGCCTTGTCCGCCGCGCTCGCGTCGGTATCGGCCAGCAGGACGCCGGCTGCGAACTGGCTGCCATCGGTGCCGGCCGGGGCCAGGACCTTGTGCTTGACGGTGAGCTGCGAAACGGTCAGGTTGAACTGGTCGCCGGACGCGAAGTCGGTGGCCCCGTCGGCCAGGGTGAAGTTCACGGGCCCGGTGAAGGCCACGGCGACGGTGCCGTTGCCGACCGTCTTGCCCTCGGGATCCTCGACGATGAATTCACCGGCGTTGGCCGCGGGTTCGACGATGGTCACCTTGTAGACGCCCTCTTTTCCGGCGCTGCCGACCGACAGCGTGCCCATCGTGCCGTTGCCGACGTTGGCCGCGACCGCCGCGGCCGTGATCGTGCCGGCGGTGACTGTTTTTCCGAGAACGGCTCCGGCGGAGAGGTTCTGCCCGCTAACGAGGACTCCGTTGTCGATCGCGCGGTTGCCGTTCGGCAGGCTGATGATGAAGCCGCCGGCGTGGAGTTTTTCAACAAGCTCTGTCATGGTGGACTCCTGTTAATGTCTTGAAGTGAGGGAGGGTTTCCGCCGGACCGGCCGGATCAGTGCGACTGCGCGGCCAGCCGGCGAGCTGCGTAGATCGCGGCAGGATCGATGACTGCAACGGCACCGCCGGCCGGCTCGACGTCCACGCCGACCTTGGGGTTCTTGAGATTGCCCATGAGGGTGGCGAGCCCGCCGCCGGCCGCTTCTTTCGCGGCCTTCGTAAGCACCTTCGCCGCCTGCTCGACGGTCATCTCGGATTCGAGCGCGAGGGACAGCGCGAGCTGCGGGCGGTCCTTCGCTTCGGCGTGCGCGAGGATGCCGCGGATGCGCTCGCGCTCGGCCTGGACCCCCGCCGTGTTGCCCGCGGCCGTGCCTTCCTTGACGCCTTCCGCTTTCGCGGAGGTCCGCGCCTGCTCGACCGCTGTGTTGAGCTGGGCGTCGGTGTGCTTCAGTTCTTTCTCGTTCATGTCGGTCTCCTTCAGGGTGATGGATGGATCGTCTCCGGCCAGCCGTGCTCCGGGTAGAATCTCGGTGCTGCCACCGCCGAGCACGGCCTCGAGCAGCGCCACGGTCTGCATCAGCGTGGCGATGCCGTCGATGAATTTGCCCGCGACCGCCTGGTCGGGGGTGAGCAGCGCCGCCTGGGTGGCGCGCGCGGACTCCGCGGAAATATTCCGACCCTGCGCGACGGCGTCGGCGAACAGCCCCATGAAGCGCTCGACCTCCAGCTCCAGACGGGCCTGGCCGGCTTCGCTCAACGGCCGGTGCGAGTTCATGTCGATCTTGCGTTCGCCGGCGTAGACGAAGGTGTAGGTGTAGCCCTGCTGCGCGTCGCGCCGGCTCTGGTCCACGTGCAGCGCGACGACGCCGATCGAGCCGACGCCGCCGGTGATCGGGGCATAGAAGCGTTCGGACTGGCTGCCGAGCCAGTAGGCAGCGCTGTAGGCTTGGTCGGCCGCCACCGACCACATGCGCTTTTTCTTGCGGCCGTCGTAGATGCGCGCCGCGAGGTCCACGATGCCGCCGCCCTCGCCGCCCGGAGAGTCGATTTCGAGGAGCACCGCGCGGACCTCGGGGTCGGCGACGGCGGTCTCCAGGAGCGACGCGATCGAGGCATAGGAAGTGAGCCCGGACTCCGCGTCCATGAAACCCCCGCGCTGCACCAGCGTGCCCAGGATGGGGATGATTGCGATCCCGGTGTTGGTCAGGGCATACGGCTTGTCGGTGCGCCGCTGCAGCGGGATGCCCGCGTACGCCGCGGCGCGGCGCTGGTGCTCGCGCTCGGCGCGCTGCTCGGGGGACTCCTCGTAGTCATCATCCAGGCGAATGTTGCGTTCGCCCATGACGTGGGCGCGGAATACCCGCTCGATCACCTCCACCTTCTCGGGATGGATGAGGAGCGGCGCGTTGTAGAGCCGCGTCCAGAGGTGCGGGTAGCGCATCGGCGCTCTCCTCATGCGGCAAGCCCCGCGCTGGCGGGGCTTGCGGGTTGTTGTTTCGCCGGACGTCCGGGAGGCGATCCGCCGCCGGGCTCGTCGTCATCCTTGTGGGCGCCGGCGGTGTTGTTGACGGTCTCGACGCCGGGAAACCTGATCTGGTATTGCTCCTCGAGCTTTTTCTTGTAGGCGAGCTCGCGCGCGATCTGCTCGAGGTTCTCCTGCCAGTCGCCGCCCTGCTCCGCGCACTCGTCTTCGAGCGTGGTGATGCAGAGCTTGTTGCGCAGGTCCGCGGCCTGGGCTTCCTTGAGAGGATCGATCCAGCCGCGGCCATCACCGATCCACTTGCAGGTGCAATACGCCTCCCAGTTCTCGTAGAAATCGGGAGCATCCACGAGCCCCAGGTCCACGCACTCTTCGAGCCACAGCGCGTAAATCGGGGAGAGCCAGCCGTCGGCCAGCCACTTGCGGCGGCCGCGGAAGAAGCGCCAGGCTTCGAGCAGCGCCGCGCGCGCGGAGGAGTAGTTGGTCTCGCTGAAGTCGAGCATCAGCAGCTCGTACGGGATGTGCAGCCCCGTCGCGATGTGCCGGAACAGCGACTTGACGAAGGCCTCGAAGCTGTTGGAGGGGCGGCCCGGAGAGTAGGTGCCGACCTTGGTCCCGAGCGGCACGTTGACGATCTGCGCGCCCTGGAATTCCATCCGCGAGCCGTCGCGATTGGCGAGCCCCGCCTGGTATTGCTTCAGGGCGTCAGGGTTGGAGCTGAGCAGCTCGAGTATCCGGTCCTGGTCGAGCGAGGACTCGACCACCATCGCGACCATCGCGTTGACGAGCATAGCCTTCAGCTCCGCGCCGGTCACATCGGTCAGCATCTTGAACTGCCGCATCCCGGAGGTGAGCGAGGGCTTGCCCCGGGACTGCGCCGGGCGGTCAATGTTCTGCGGAACGTGGAGGACGCGACGGCGGCCCCACTCGGTCATCGCGGGAATGCGTTCCCACTTGTACAGGCCTTCGTTGACCGACCAGTAGGAGCTGTAGCGAGCGTCGCCCGGGTGCGCCTTCCGGATGTTGTAGACGAGCGGCCTGCCGTAGTCGTCCATGTCGATCCCGCCGCGCCGCCGGTCGGTGTCCGGGCCGTCGTCGGGATTGGACAGGCGGTCGGGCTCGATCAACTGCAGGCAGGTCGAGAAGCGGTTGCCGCGGCCGGGCAGCCACAGCGGGAGGGCGAGCGCGGCGCCGTTCAGAAACGCGGAGTTGAAGCCCTGCACCGTGAGCCCGTCGCCGTTGCACTTGTGGGCGACGTCCACGGCGCAGTTCGCCCACCAGGTCCGCCACCACGACTCGACGTTGTTGCCCCACTCCTCCGCCCACTCGCGGTTCTTCTTGAGGAGGCGCCAGTCGGGCTTCGCGGAGAGCCGCAGCCCGCAGCCGATGATATTGTCCTGGTAGCGCTGGCGCGCGCCGTCGGCGACGCCGTTGTTGCGCGTGAGGTCGCGCGACCGGGAAACGATGCGCCCGAGCTCGGGCAGGAGATCGGAGTCCGCGGAGCCGGTGATCGGGTCCCAACGGCGGAGGTCGTTGGACAACGAGCCGGCGGTATAGGCGTTCGCGCCGACGCGCGGCAGCGGCCGGCCGGATGCGTCCAGTAATTGGACCTGGTTTGCCATGCTCATCCTGGGAGGTCCACCGATATGGCCTGGCGGCGGGTGCCGGTCGTGGCTCCACCGAGCGCCGCGATCTGCGATTTGAGGTCTTCGATGTAGCCGGTTAGCGTGTGCATCGCGGTCACGGAGTTCGTGTACCGGACGCGCATGTCACCATGCTCAACCTCCTCCTCCGAGCTTCCGGTGAGGAGCTTGTGGTAGGCCAGCTCGGCTTCGAGCAGGCGCGTCTGCAGGGTGGCGAGGTCGGCCATTAGGTTCCCTAATAAGGCGTTGTCGAGTCGCTCTGCGTGCGCGCGCTATCGCCCATCGTCAGTTGGGCGAGAAGCGGGTCCACAGTCCTGGACCGAGGAGCCGCTGGCCCCGCAGCCGTTTTTTCCGGCTGCGGGGGGGAGCGTGCTGCGGCGGGCTGGGGTGTATCTCGCTGCGCCGGCGCCTGAATCGG